TAAATGAGGCGCTTAAAAGGTCTGGCAGGTACTTGCCTTTGCAGCTCAGTGACTTGTCACGCGCCGTGGCAGACTACACATTCGAGTCAAATTCAGGTGTCCTGATTAACATGCTACGCGTTTATCTACATATGGTTGGTACTACAGATATTAAAAGAAAAGAATATAAAAATGGTGGTGATATTTTTTATGATGACGGCCATGTTGCCATAAGCTATGATGATTATGCGGGCACTCAACTTGACTTCAATGGTAGGTTCAAAATAGGAAGCATGCCTCAGCTGTCCAAAGCCACTCTTAATGCTTTTGATGTTACAGGCTACTGCCCTCAGCTGATTAACCTCACTCCCCGAGAATTGGGGATTTTCGTTGCTATGATTTCCGAATTTAAGATGAACTCCGCTTATAAGTTACTTTCTGATTCACCTTGCCTCTGCGATAAGTTGATAATCCCTTCAACCAACACAGTCGAGATTATCGGACCGGTTACTGACTTCAGTCACGCGGAATTGTTTACGACGATGGCAAAATTCATAAGCATAAATAGGCTGGCTGAGGAGTTCGACAAGGCGTACATGGTGGTAAGTTTGATGGCATTCACGCCATTACCCAGAGCTGTTGAAGCAATGGGGTGGGTACGAGCCGTTAACCCATGTTTGATACCATCGGTCCACAGTATGCGCGGTTTCCTCGAAGGCATGCTGGATGGCCAACCCTTCATAGTTCAAGCTGATGCTAGGACAACCTGGCCATATTTCAAAGCCAACACCGAAAGGTTTTGGTTTCATGCCATAATTGCGTCAGAGATGTTGTTCACTGGCATGTTTGAAATCGCCACCGCCGATCAGTGTGGTATAGAGCATGCTCTAGCCACTTTAGGCATGCCTAGCATAGCGAGGACTCAGCCAATAAGGATGATGGTTGAGGCTGCTTCCTATAGGCTAGGCACATCAAAGCAATTGATATGGAACACTTACGCGGGCCCCGACTACATATCAGCTTTGATGAACACTGAACCCAGGGCTAATCCGATCAACCTGACGTTGGTCCACGACATAGAAGGGTATGATGTCTACGAGGTTAATATAAATGGGAAAGTAGTGCAACGTGCTAGAACCAGAGACCTGAGGCCAGCCTTATTCCCGGTGCTGTCGATGGGTATCAATGATAATAGATATTACTTGAACAGCATGCACACTGAGACTACTCTTAACTATGACTCATACAACGACAAGTTTTACTCTAGCGACTCAGCTTCAATCAATAAAGCGATGTCGATATTTAGAGTTGCCGGCTATGATGCAGAAGCCATTTCAGCTACTGGGCTTAAAAAAGTTAGGAACTGGGCTGCCAACTCAAACGGCCAAGTGATGCCTATATTCATGATGGATGGCGGCGGTAGCGGCTACTATTCGATTCCTGCTGGCACCGTACAAGCTAGAGACAAGTGCTGGGTTGACATGCCACGCGTATTCTGTACTCTCAAGTTATCGATGAGAGCAAAGTTTCTTAGCTATGTGACGTTTAAAGACGGAAGAATGGTTGGGCAGCAATCTAGACCATTGATTATGGCAAGGCCAGCATCATTACAGCTGTCTGGGGTCGATGTCACAGATTTTAACATCAAGACAGCACCACATGAACTGGACTACCAATACAAGTCTTTTTTATTCCAGCGCCCGGTGGACGAAGAGACTGTGAGGTTACCATACGCGTCTACGGCCACAGAAGCTGTGCCGTTAGCAGAGCCACCTGTAGACGAGGATGGGCTTGTGGGCAAGGAGACAGTGCCTCCACCAGACATAACACCAAGCGAAGTCTGAAAACACCGGTAGTGCCGGCATACCTTGATTCGCATGGTAAGCCGTCACTACCGTTAGACGCTAAGTATGTGTTGCATGAAGTGACTACCGGCAAGGCTCGAGGGAAAAATGGGAAGGCCAACTATGTATCCACCATGACCAATGAGTCCCTTTATGTCTACTACGTTCAATATGGCGAAGTGATAGGGGTATATGTCGACACTGATAAAATCACTATATGGCAAGAAAGGACTATGGCTGCAACCGGCGCTGCTATTGCTGGCAACTTCAGGGCCGCGTTGAGCGTCACCAACAATGTCGACTTCTATGCACACGATCTCACACACACAACGGTCAATGCTAAACTGGACTGGGAAGGGCTTTCTCTAGCAATTAGCAACTTGGAGACTTCGAAGATCACACAGTTCCACCATGTTCACGTCAGGGAGAGAGAATTCAAAGCTGCAGTCAAGGCACTCAAACCTGACAGAGTAGTAGCAGTACGCTTCAAACTAATACACAATTTATACCATAGGCGGTGTGAATTGGGAGTCAATAATAAAGTTAGTATGATGACGTTTGCTATATATGCCCTAACAGCGCGCGAATTTGCCCTCTTCCATTTGGCGAGAATAGTCGACTTAGCCACCGACGCAAGTGACATGGCCTGGCTGCTCAAACAAGAGAGTGGGGCGGCTAAACAGCTACAGACTGTCCACCGTTCTGACCTGGCACAAGTCTTCGAGCTAGGTGTCCTGTACAACAGAGTTTTTGAAGTAATCAACTGGCAGGATGAAATTAGCAAGAGACAAATGGTCAGCGCCGTGCCGATATCATCACAAAGAGTCTACGAACAAGCCTCTACTATATTCCGTGATGCATTAATTCAAGGCAGAAGGCCACTCAAATTTGAATGGTCCGACTACTGGAAGATACGGTGGTCACGGATGCCAACTGGTTCTGTGGTGAGTCAATATGACGCTGACAAAGATATTAAGGCCATGCTGCCGATGGAGGCCAAAGTCAAATCAGCTTGGTTTTCAGCCAATAAGAACAAAGAGTATACCTACTGGGCCGACAGGAACCCCGAGATATATGCTAGCACTAGCACTAAGTATGAATGGGGTAAGGTGAGAGCACTATATGGCTGTGACGTCACTAGTTTCCTACACTCCGACTTCTCAATGCCCAACTGCGAAGACGTGTTGCCAGCATACTTCCCGGTCGGCCAGGCTGCTAATGACGAAAACATCAGACGGGCCATGAGTACATTCAGCCATTCAGTGCCTGTCTGTTTTGACTATGATGACTTTAACAGCCAACACAGCAATTCGTCAATGAAGGCAGTAATGCAAGCATGGATCGACACTTTCTCGCCATTCCTATCAAAAGAGCAAGTTAGGAGCGCTAAGTGGACGAGAGACTCGATCGATGACACTGTCGTCCTGTTTGGTGAGATCAAGGAGACTAAGAGAATCAATGGTACCTTGATGAGTGGATGGAGGCTTACGTCTTTCATGAACTCAGTACTTAACAGAGTCTACTTGATGGAGGCTGGGCTTGGAAAAACCATGCTATACGCACTGCACAATGGCGATGACATGTTCGGCGGAGCCAAAACCATTGGTCAGGCAGTGACATTAATGCGCGCTGCCAACGACCTGGGCATCAGGGCTCAGGTCTCCAAAACGAACATTGGTACAATTGGCGAGTTCCTAAGAGTTGACACGCGTGCGAAAGAGGCCACTAGTGCGCAATATCTCGCTCGGGCAGTTTCTACATTCGTACATGGTAGATTCGAAGTGCATGCACCTAATGATATGTGTTCTCTCTTAGAAGCCAACATTGAGAGGGCTAATGCCATTACTGACAGAGGTGGCAACCAAGCGATCGCCAACGCAATCTTGAACGCACAAGAGCAATTTGTCGCTGAATTGTTCGAAACGGAGCGTGAGGTCATAACCAATTACAAGAGGCTTCACCCTGTTCAAGGCGGCAGAGATAAATCAGCTGGTGTATCCGACGTCAGGGTCGAGCCAACGCCGCAACAGGTCGATGAAAGTGTTGTCAAGTTATACGAGCCAATGAGACCAGGTGTTAATGACTACCTGCAGTATATAATAGATAAATTCAAGATACCTAATAATTTAGTCTCAAGAAATGATTATTTCACAACAGCGGTTAGATCCCTAGAAAGGACACGCATTGCTTACAGGACAGTTACTGAAAGCAGGCGCGGGATACTAAACGCAAGGGGTTACTTCAAAGTATGGGCCAAAAGCCACTATATTGCAGATGTGGCGAGGCAGCGCTTATTAGGGCTGCCAGTCGCAAAAGCGATGATCAACGTGAGCGGCCCAGCTGCCTGGATGGTCAGGCACTCTTTAGACCCACTCAATGTCCTAAGGTATGCTTTTTAGCTGCCTAGATTAACGGAG